TCGTCATCCGTCATAACGGAATCAGGTATTATCACATCTAATGTCGTGTCCATATATGTACTTTAGGTACCTAAGCTGGAGCCTCAGGAAGGGGCTGGCTCTGCGGGTACAGAACCGGTGGAGAAAGATAAAACATTAATGTAAAATCTTCTCCTGCAGCCACATACTTATACGCTATACTTACGGCGTTTGTAGCAGAGGTGGTTGCAACCATGGAAAAAGAATCCTGGAAGATATCCTTAGTAGTCCATTTTTGACCCTGTCTTGCGGGACAGAATCTATATTTGGAATAATAGGGTATCTCAAACGAATGTATAGGATTCACAACAGTATTCCAACGGGTGGATCCAGATAGCCCTAAAGACTGATTCTGGATACCAACATACCTATTGTTAGCATACTGTGTTCCAAACCCGAAATTTCGGGCAAAGGTGGTATCATTATCCACCGTATCTGACAGAGGCCTCTCGGCTATGTTACCAAGGCGCGCAACTTCCCAAGTTGCATTCTGTCCGGATAGAGTACCGCCTGCAATTGCTACTTCATTAAATGTAGTATCAACAGCATAGCGGATAGATCCTCTCCATCCACCAAAAGCTAGGGATAGATATTGCATTAGAATTAAGTTTACATAAACATATTCTCCTGTAACACCATCCCCATTAATTATCAGCAATGATGCTGATGGCGGCGCAGTAGTGTAACCTCCAAGAAAAGGAAACATTCTCCTCACCATACCAACCATTTGTGCAGCTACGTCGTCTGCGGGATAAGCTATTGCTTCATGCAAATTGTATCGTTTCAACAATTGTCTGAAAGATGCTACAGCTTCACCCATATGAATACGATTAACCAAAGGGTCCAGCACAGTGCTAGAACCCATATACCTAATCGAACCAGTATCTGCAATGGGAGTCCCCATCTTTAGGATATCTTCCTCAGCTCCCTGAGGTTCCATAAGAGGTGGGACTACATTAGTAATAGGATAGGGAGACAATCTCTTCAAATAGTAGTCTGTTGGGGCTGCTACTTCAAAGTCGTCACACGCTGCAACGGATACAATGATTTGGATGTCATTGTTAACCGTAGAATTTGGCGTAGTCAGTGGATTCACCACATACACTGACAAAACACCATTTCCAACTCCAATGGAATTGGAAGAATTTAATCCAACAGGAACCGCAGGTGTAACACTAGTCGCACCTCGATAAGTTGTTGTCGGATTTTGTGGGAAATTTAAATGTTGTCTAAATGGGGTTGATTGACCCCACCCAACGGTTACAGAAAAGTCATTTTGCTCAGCAATATCAACTACTTCTGTATAAGCAACATTATATTCCGCTTCAATTGCAGATCCAGCTGATTGAGGAACTCCATATGGGTCATATACTATTTTGATACGACCTTTGTGGAATCCACTCGAAGCAACTTGGAATCTATAACGCAAAGAACCTTTCCAATATTCAAAAGGAAAAGTAGCAAAAGCTGTAGCTGGCATAAACATAGGAGTGTTTCCTGTAGAACCAATTTGGTTTAACACGCAAGGATCCACTACTATATTGAATAGCAAAGCTTCAGTTTCTAATGCTGTCCCCCACGTAAAAGTGGTTAATAGGGACTCTCGCATCGCAATCGAAGAAATAGTCAATTCGTCATTAGCATCAATTGAGGCTATAATCGGGTCAATAGATAACTCATTACACGAATCGACTGTCAATTTAACAATGTTCTCTCGACCATCACAAACCGCCATGGATTGTCGAGAAATGGGTTGCAGCGGAGAAATATCCGAATGCACAGGTTTGCAATAACCAAACATAGCTG